GCAATAATCATATTAAGAGCAAAACCAAGAGCATAGTAACCAATACCCATTGCAGTTATTGTTGCGGCACTTGCTCCTATTACATATGCTACCCCTACGATTGCCATATTAATCCTTTAACATTTTAGTGTAGACTTTTTCTGTAAAAGAATATCCCATATACTCAAACAAAGAAGTATTATCTGAATGTATTTTTGTTCCGTATTTAATCATATCTACATTTAATGTTTTTAAATATTGTTCTGCAAACTTAAACATTTTTATTGCTGTTCTGCCTTTTCTGTATTCAGGTTTTAAATAATAAATATCTTCTGTAGCCAATACACAATCAATATAATGCAAATGTTTGCAAATAAAAAATACTATATACCCAATTATTTTTTCTTCATCTTTACACAATACAACTTTCAACATATCCTTTTCATGGATAGCAAAGTACATTGCATAATCAGGTTTTAATTCATAATCTTTTAATAAAGATATTTCTTCATAATGGTCTTGGAACAATCTTTGTATTTCATTAAAACATTCTTTTGCATTACCTACTTCATATGTAATCATGTTGTTTTACCAAATAAATAATTGATGGTAGTTACAAAAGAAACTCGATTCATACTTGTATCTGATGGGTTATAAAATGTCCAAGAGTTATTATTTGTAAATCTACCTGCTGTTCTGTTTTGTAAAATTAATTGTATTGATGATGCCGCTACTGTAATAGCACCCATAAAACTTCTTGATTCTTCATTCCATTGCTCTGATATTGCAAAACTATTTACATAACCATTAAAGAATTGATACAGACCACCTGAACCACCAACAGTAATTAATGCACCACTAGTATCAAAGAACCCATGCCACATTTCTAATTGTGAGCCTTTAATATTTTGTCCTAATACTAAACCTAGCATAGTTTGGTCAATGCCAACTAAAGTAATTGTGGTTTCATTTGCAGTTGATTTAATATCTTTTACTGCATCACCAACTTTAACTAATTGTCCTAATGCTTGAAAAGGTTGTGCATCTACAGCACCTATAGTTAAAGATGATGCTGTTGTTGCAAAACGATAAGTTCCATCAGGAGTAGTTAATCTAACAAAATCAGCAATCCGAATATTGTTAGTATTATCAACTGGAGTTATTACATTCATAGTACAGACTCAAATGCACTAAATCCACCTGACCATTGAATATAAGAATCATTGGCATAAGGCATTAAAGTATAAGTTGGATAAGCCCTAAGAACTACTTGAAAAGTTGTACCAACATAATTGCTACCACCCATATTAACAGTTGTTCCAAATTCGCCAATAACAGCATTAATAGGACTTGTTACAGTTGTAATAAGATTTCGATGCACAGGTATAGTAACTGTAGAACCTGCTCCCCTGACTACATCTGCTGTGGCTATGTATGCATATAAACCTACCTGACAAAAATCTCCTGCTTTGACTATATATTCAGCAGGGTCTATAGCAGGAAGGCTTCCTAATACTAAATTTTTATTTGCAGAACTTGTTTGCCATTGACAAGCAACTATTTCACCTTGTGTCATATCACCTTGGTAAGCAATATAGTTTGACCATCCAGTTGTTCCAAAGTTTAAATACTGTTGCAATGCCATATCAGGGATTCGTAAACTATTTAACAATGCTCGATTTTGACTATACAAAAGATAGTTCATTGGCTTCATGTCAAATGAGAATGGCACTACAGTAATAATTTCGCTTGTAGATAATCTTTGATTGCGACTAAGCATCTGACCTACAAACCTGTGGTCATTAATTCCAACTGTTTCGCTAATTGCTAGTATTTGATTTAGACTCATAGTTACCTTGAAGTAGGCATTGACCTTGATGCTGACTGATTAACTGCCCAAATAGTTTGTTTGTTTTGTGATAAAAACTGTGTAGCAGATTGAGTATCAATGGCAGACATACTGGCTATATAAGGACCATTGTAGTTTACTGTTTGACCACCACCCATATCTGATAAACGATTGTTAGGAACAATACTTCCTGAACGATTAGGAATAAACATTTCTGGACCATTCTCACCGACTAGATAAGATGTATTGCCAGATACAGAACCACCACCTGCTCTTGGTCTATTTAAGAATCCACCACCTGCACTACCACCACCATATTCATCTGTAGTGCCACCCATTCCTGCACTACCACCACCATATCCTGCGGCTGAAATTGCAGTACCTGCAAAACCCATAAAAGATTTAAATAATGTCATTGCTTGTAATTTTAATTCTATTTTTAATAACTCTTTTATAATACTTGTAGCAAAATTACCCATTGATAATTTGCCTGTCTCTACAAAATTATCAATAGCATTATTCATAGTAGTAGTCATTGAAGTAAACATATCTGCACCTTTTTTGGCGGCATTATTTGAATCTTCAACATATTGATTAAATGCTTTATTCCATCCAAACATAAAAGTATTTTGTGCTTCTAATTGTGCTGTAATTTGTTTTCTAGTTAAATTTTCAAATTCTATACCTAATTCTTTTACTTTTTGTTTTTGAGCATCCATTGCATCTACTACTTTTTGGTCTACACCATGTGCTAATGCTTCTTCTTTTTTGTTTTGTATTTCAGTTAATTTTTTACTTGTCTCATCAGTAATTTTGGCTACTGCTTCTGCAATAGTCTTTTCTTTTTCAGACATATAATTAATTTCACCTTGAGCAACTAATATCCCATATTGAAATTCTAATTGTCTTTTATATTCAATAGATAACTGTTCTGCCATTGCCAAACCTTCTTTAATTTTTTTGGCTTTATTAACTTCTTCTTTATCTACATAAGGAGTTACTGGTCTACCTATAGTTTTCTTTTCTTCAGGTTTGATAGCATAGACTTCAGGATAATAAATTCTATTGGCAAACTCTTGGGCTTTACCTAATTCAATATTGGCAAAGTTTTCTAAGTTCATCCATCTTTCTTTTGGATTAAATCCTTTACCCTGTTCAAAATCATAAAAGAGTTGATTGATTTCTCCTAGTGCCTGACCAATAATTTTAATGTAAGCAACAAATCCTGCAACTCCTGCTACTAATGCTTTAAATCCTTCTCCAGTAAATTTAAAGAAAGATTCCATTGCACCACCAGTTTTATTTAACTCATCAAATACTAAATTTAATGTAGGAATAAAAGCATTGGTAAACATGACAGTTGTTTTAATTGCTTTGGCATCTAACTTATCATGCAAATCACCTGCTGTTTTAACTGCTTCTGCATATTTAGCAAATTGCTCTCTGGCTTCTGCTGTGCCTTCAGATAGTCCAACAAAATCTACACCTTTAGCCGCTTTTCCAAAGATTGACATAGCAACAGCATTTCTACTAATCGCATCATCCATTCTGCCCAAACTCATTACTGTCTGGTCAAACAATGCTGTCATATCTTTGTTTGCTAGGTCTTTAAGAGATACCCCAATTCTTGCAAAAGTTTCTTGGGCTTCTTTTCCACCCTGTGCCGCATCATCTATTTTTGCTGTAAAACTGGCTAATAATTTTCCTGCATTTTCAGCAGAGCCACCATTCTGGGCTAATCCTTCTGACAATGCCATCACAGTTTTAATGGCTACTTCATTTGCTTGGGCTACATCTGCAATCTGGTCTCCGTATTGCAAGGCTTTAGCAGACATTGCAGTAAAGGCTACTGCTACTCCTGCACTTGCATATTTAACTTTAGATACAACATCATCAAATCCACGACCAATTTTCTTTAGCCCAGATTCAAACTCAGCAGAATCCATCCCAAAGATAACTCCTAATCGTGCGACATTCTGTGCCATCTATTTTGCTTTCTTATTAGGATTCATCATCGCAAAGGCTAATAAACTTTTATTAACCTGCTCCTTTTTCTGTTCATCTGTTAATGGTGGATATAAGTATTCATAAACCTGTGGGATTATATTCTCTAGTTTAAATGGTGGCTTACCACTTGGCAAGACCTTATTAAATTGACCTGCTGTTAAAACTCCTAATACTTGTATGATGCCTAGATTACCTATTAGTCCATCATTAAACATAATACAAATATCAGCAAAGGTTTGTTCATCTACTAAATCAGGGTCTGTTCCATGAGCAGTCAAATATGCTTTAACTTGCCTTCGGACAGACCTTAGGACTTTCCCCTGTTCCCCTTATAAGATGGGCTTACAGCATTGCTAATGGCTTCTATCATTTCCATCTGAACAGGGAATGGCATAAACTCATCTATGTCTGCATATGTAATAGTATCCATATCAAACTCACCATCTTCAGGTACTATGAGTTTAAACATCTCAGTTATTCTTTTTTCTAGGATAACTTTGTTGTTTGCCGATTCTTTTAATGACCTGCCTTCAATTTCAATATCATCTGTTTTATAGACAATATCTGGATTATCTTTATTTTCTTTTTTCTTTTCCAAATAAGACTTAGCCATATCATCATAGTATTTCTGCACTAAATCTTTATCTATGTCGTTCATTCTTTTTTGCATAGTGTCATACTCTACTGTCAAAGGTACTTTGACTTTAAATGTATGAGAGCCTATATCAAAAGTTCTAATTCTTAATTCATCTTTTTTATCTGAAAAATTCTTGCCTAATGCAGTTGCAAACTTGCTCATGTTTTATCCTTTTTTGGGTTGTTTTGCTTTGTATTTTAATATTGCAGTTCTTAATGACATAGTTAATGAATCTAATAATTGTGTAGATGATGTTTCTAAAGCAGGTCTTAAATAAGGTTTAGCCGCCATTTTTGCTGTGCCAAATTCATTGGCTATACCTCTGGCATCACTTGGAATACCTTTTTGCTTATTGCCAGTTCTGACATTTTTAAAAGTTTTTTTGGCTAATTGCTTTCCAGACCCAGTTGTTACTGTACCAATTACTGTATCTGTAGGACTAACATATACCGACCTTTTATCTTTCGTTGTAGGTTTTCTGGCTTCTATTCTTAATGATGCTCTTAAACCACCAGTATCTACACTTACTAAACTTTTTGCTTTTTCTAATACAGGTTTCATGGCTACTCGCATAGCACTAGATAAAATTTTCTTTTGGTCTTTTACACCAAAATCATCTTGCATTTCTCTAACAACTTGAGTAAATTCCTCTTGCCCATAAAATGCAATACGGATTTTATCGCCCATCTAATCACCTTTAATAATCTTTTGAAATATTAGGTTATTTAATCGCAATACATAATCTACGATTTCATCTGGGGTCATTTTGTCTGCATGGTTTATTGCCATTGCATAAGCAGTATTTATCCCTGCAATCTTTTGCTCTTGAAACCCAAACCAATTCTTTTGTCCTGAATTGGCTTGAGTTATTATAAAGTTTATTAAATCTGTACTGTTTTGTATTGTTGTCATATTGTTTAAGGTGTATTAGACCAACCATAAAAATCAGAACCAATAGGATGAATAGTAAATGTAAATTTACCTTCAGCACTTGGACTCATATCCCATTGCATACCGCCAACCATTGCATTAAAAGCATAGGCTACAGTATTAGTTCCATCATAGATTGCTACTACAAAAGTTCTAACAATAGAACCATTGTAACCATCATCACGAATTAATAATTGTGCTGTATCAGCAGGATTCCAAGGACATACAACAGTCATTGATGTTGGCTGATTTTGTGTTGTAATCTTTGCACCAGTTCTTTGACCTGCAATAGAGTATGCCGCCATTGCATCGTCAGCACCAAAAGAAGGTACTGCTTCTACAGGAACTTGAATACCTGTTGTACCACTACCACCTGCTGATGCTCCAATAATTGAAGCAACTTGAGATGTCCATGTAGAAAGTTGCCCTACAGTTAATGGAGTTGGAGTTGCATCATCTTGCATCCAAAGGGTTGCAGTATATCCTGCTAAGACTTTATCAATTAGTGCCATTTTAAAATTCCTTAATCAAAGAGTTAATAAATATTATCTTATGTTGATATATATAATGTGCAATCCAAAATAATCTGATTCATACCTACAGTATCATCAAATGTATTATATAACCAGACCACATCTGCTTTGGCTATTATAAATCCACTTGTATCAGGATTACCAAACATTCCAGAATATCCATGTAATGATTGTAATATAGTGTTGCTAATATTAAAAGCATCTACCATAGATTGAGCAAATATACTAGTCTGAAATACTGGAGTATCAATACCTTTATTACTTTGTGTCTGCCCTGTATAAACAGGTTGATGCACATTTCTTAATTGCCATGTCAAAAATTCTGGTTCTACTGCAAAGTTTCTATTAAAGTTTGCGTAAACAGGCACAGGGTCTACAATATCTGATAACTGATAACTAATCGCTTCAGCATATACATAGGGGTTTTGTTGTGTACTCATACTGGAACAACTGGGTCATTTCGATAACATGAGAATATAACTTTCATCCTATCATTGGTTTCTTGGACATTCTCAATTCGCCAGTTAAAGCCTTTATAGGTGACTGAATATAAGTTCTGATTTTCAAATATCTGTTTTGTATTGCCTGTGTAGTTTAAAACCAACTCTAATACATCTGAATAAATCCTAGTTGTGCCTGTAATAGTAAGGCTATTTCTAGGAGTTCTTACCAATGCTCTAGTAGTAAACCATTTAGTGCTAGTTGTGGTTTGCTCACCAACAGAATTTTTACCATTAGTTACATTGTTAATATCTATATTTTCGTATCGAGTAATAGACATAATCTACATGACAAGTGGTTTATATGGTCTTAATAATTGTGATACTCCAAAAGGAATATTAGTTAATCTTCCATCTAAAGTATCGCTTCGATTGTTATATAAATGAGTTAATAATAATAATCCTGCCTGTTTAATCACAGGATAAGTTCCTATAGGATTAGAATTTAATGAATAAATAACTACAACAGGATTTGTCATAAATGCATTAATATCATTTGGCAATGTATTAATAATTACTTTATTACCTGTTGGGTCATAAAAATATTCTGTATCTGCAATAGTAGTTAAGACTGGTGGAGTATCCATGTTGTAATACTTTACATAATTAATGGTTACTCCAGTTGAATTATTCGTATCTTGAGATATTTCAGGCAAATCCAAGGATGTTTGCATCCCCATAGAATTGTTTGTAGCCTGATAGTACGCTTTATATTGCAAAGGCTTTATAGACATACCAAGGTAATCCTCGATTGCCATCCTAGTGGCTAATTCAAGGCTTTTTAAATAAGTATCTTGGCTTTCATCTTCAATTAAATTTAACTGTTGAGTTATTTCATCCAAAGTAAGCCAAGCAGTATAAATATCTCTATCTATCTGCTCGACCTTTTGGTAACTCCAAGGGTTCTGTGGAGAACCTAAAGCATTAGTTGTTGATAAATTTGAAGGCATTAACTAGCCGCCATTGTCAAACAAACTCCTGCAAATACATCACGAATTGTAGAACATACTCTTTTCTCAGCAAACAGGGTTATAAAGCCCACGCTTGTTTGTTCAAACATTTGTAATTTCATAACCTCATTATCAGCAATAGAAATAAATCTTTCCCAATCTGCTAAATATATTGGTGTTGTAGATGCTCCAATTTCAGGCATATATGGATTAGCAATAACTTCATGTCCAAACATATTACCTACAGCAGAACCTTCTGAACTACCAACTTCTACAAATACTGGCATACCATTTTGGGAAGTAAGTTCACGAACTGCTTTAATTGTTGTAGGATGCATCATCCAACAAGTTGTATCGTAATTCCAATATTGTGCAGGTAGGGCTGATGCTAAGGCTACTAGATTAGCATAAGTAATTACACTAGCACTTCCACTATCTACTTTTAAAATGGTATGCAACCCATTAGTTATTGCTATTCCGCTACTTCCAAAACTAGCCGCACTTGCACTTTTAGAATAACTGTTAATTCCTCTTAATCCTAAAGTGCCACCATAGTAACCAGTTAAAGAACCTGACTGGTCATTATTAAGAATCATAGATAAGGCTTCTTGTTGTGCAAATTCTTTTGCAATATCTTCTACAATAGCCTGTTCAATAGCATTAACATCATCCATAAATGCTGTACGAATTGGTACACTTGCTTGAATTGCTCTTACTGGTAATTGCCAAATAGATGTATCTAAGCCTGTTACTGCATTGTTGTTGTTGATAGGATAATATCCCCAAGGATTTCCTAAAGCAGTAATTGTTGTAGATGATGCCGTAGTATCACCCACAACATTATATGTCCCTGTTGCACCTGTACCAGTTCCTAATGAGGATATATAAGTTCCTGCCGTAACTCCTGTACCTGAAAGTATTTGACCAACTCTTAGCACTCCACTTGCTACTGCTGTTACTGTCATTACTGATGCAGTTATAGATGCAGTTACTACAGCACCATTTTGAATGTTTGTAATGTTTCCTGTTTTGGCTACAAACTGCACATCTGAATCAGCAGTTGTAAATTGTCTTGCATATTTACGAATAGGATTACCCATTCGCAATGAAGCAAAGGCATCATCATAATATATACGACCACCAATTCCTGAACCAGAGCCTGTTAAGGCTGATGCTTCTTTTAAATTTATTTCTGCTTTGCCATTTTTAATGGCTGACTGTATTGCTTCAAGAATTAGATTTGCCATATATTTATTCCAAATAAGTTAAAAAAAGAAGGGGAGATTTCTCCCCCACCTCTTTAGTCGTTTGCAGTATGTGTACTTCTGTAAGCAACAATAGCATTAGCATCATGGATACTGGATGCAACACGCTTTTCGCCATAGAAAGTTATAAAACCGACTTGGGTCTGTTCGTACCTTCTTAGAATCATATTCAATCTATCAATGATTACATGACCACGATTGAAATCACCAAAGTACATTGGATACAAATCTGCTTTATCTACACCTGCATAGTTTGGAGTATCACAGAACTGATTAACTGTTACATCAAATCCTAGTAATTGTCCAACAATACCATCTGGTCTAGCCAAACCATCAACATAAATTGGTCTGCCATTATCATCAACCAAACCACGAATTGCCTGTAGTTGGATTGGGTTAATTAACCATGATGTGCTTGGTGTCCAGTATTGAGTAGGCAAACTATAAATAAGATTGATTACATCAGCATAAGTAATGTTATTTGCAGAAGTAGATGTACCATTAGTTACTAACTGGTCATATGTAGCAATCTTAGATAAACCATTTGATGTGGCTACACCAGTTGAGCCATAAACTACTGGATGAACTGTTCCACCTGCAAATGCACCTACATAACCATACTGATTTAAACCACGCAAACCATTAGTACCACCAGTTGCATCATATGGAGCAGAATCAGTTTGGTCATCGTTTTGAACCATTGAACGACCTTCTGATTGACTAAACTCAGCCAACATATCAGAAACAATGTTTGACTCTAAACCATCAATGTCATCTAAAGTTGCTGTACGAACAGGGAAAGCACAGTTCAAATCTTTAAGGATTAACTGCCAAATCAAAGTGTCTTGAGTTGTAGCACCACCATTGTTTTGAATTGCATATCCCCAAGCCGCACCTGCATTTCCAACCTTTTGTCTTAGTTGGTAAGCAGAACCATCAGTAGATACTGAACGACTTACACCACGCAAAGGATTGGTTTGACGCAAAGCAACAAACACAGGGTCATAGCCTGTACGACCACCCACATTGTAACCAGAACCATATCCTTGTGGATTACCTAGCAAAGATGATTCCTGCATAAATGCATCATACTGGTCTACAGATTCAAACATCTTAATTTCTTTTTCTGTACGACTATTCGATTTATAGAAATCACGAACTTGCTCTTTAACAGAACGATTAACTTCTTCAGTTAAACTTTTATAAGTTTTGATTTGTGCAGGTGCTTGAACAGAAGCAACTTTGGCTTCTAATGCTTCAAACTTCTCAGACATCTCAGTTAATACTTCTAACTTTGTGTTGATTTCTGCTTTAATTTCTTCAATCTTGGCTACTTGTTGAGCCTCGATTGTATCTAGTTTTTCGATAACTTCTTTCATTTTGTAAACTCCTATTTATTGATGCGATTAGATAATGCCTTTAATAATTCTCTTTCCTCTAGGGCTTTTAAAATATTATTGGCTTCTGGTTCTACGGCATCATTATCACAATGCTCCGTTTTTTTCTTAATCAATTCTGAAGATACATCACGCATCTCTAAAACTTTTTTAAGAATAGAAGATGCCGTAGTTGCATCTTTTTTGGAAAGCCCTGCATCACGCAAAGTTTTCTCAATCAGTCTAGGATTGGCATTGCCATCCTTATCAAAATATTCTAGTCTTTGGATTTCAGCACTTGGGTTATTCGGGTACATAACAACTGAAAGTT